CCATCACCAGCAGCAGCAGCAGCAGAAACTCCGCTAGCCTGTCCACTGGGGCCACCGGTATAAGATGCTGCTGGTACACCGATTCCTGAATAGGAAGACAAGCCATCTCCACCAAACATACTTACGCCTTTAGCCGTTCCCTCTGAACGGGCTACTGCTGCACCCTTTGCCGATATTGCAGCATTCATATCTGCAGAACCTTGACTATATGGAGAATAACCAATATGACCATCTACCATACCCATAAAACCAGTATCAGGAAGCCCCCTTCCAGGATCTCGCCCAGGAGAAAATATCGGTCTAGTCTGTTGAGCAACACCCCCTCCAGTAGCCACTGGTGCTGCTTCTTCTTCTTCTTTTTCTCGCTGGGTCACTCCATATAAAGATCCACGAAGTCCTTCTGAAAAAGAACTAATATTAGGAATACTCTTCCAATAGTCAAAAACAGATCCTTCACCTTCTTCTTGCCCTGGGTAAAAAGGCAAAACTTCATCTAAATATACTGATCTATCTTCTATCGGTCCTGCCATTCTTCGTCTGAGTTCTTCTGCAGATAGTACACCACCAAGTGTTACAGTAGGTCCAAGAGCAAGTTGTGGTGTTGCTCTAACTGGCTTATTTTTTATATAATTTACAAATCCTTCTGATTCTAAAGTACTTTTAAAATCTAAACCATAATCAGATTGAAAAGGATCAAAATCTATTTGATCTTCATATCCTTCAGGCATATAAACCAATCTTTCATTTTCAGTTTTATCATTAAAAAATGTATTATAATTTTCAGTTAAATGCTCTGAAGTATAAAGTGTATTTAATTGATTTATAGCTACTTGAGGATCAACCATTGGACTTGCGTATATCGGATCTGCCATTCTTTTCTACCTCTATTGTATCGTTAACCGACTTCTTGAGTTTGACCAGTATTTGCAGCAAACCCAGCTTCCCCTGGAGTCGGCGTACTTCCAACTCCGATAGTTCCGCCACCAGTTGCTGTTGCATCCGCTGGATTAGCCCCTGGAGGTACTCTTCCAGCCCCAGCCACCCCTCCCGGTGGTTCACCAGGGGAAGGAGGAGCTTGGCCTGTTCCTTGTTCATTTGCCATTCCTTTCAGTATATCTGCAAAGATAGCTGCTTCATTTGGATCGTTTACCAGTTCATCTGGATCTATATCTTGCGACACTGCTATCTCTCGGATTAAGTTTGGAATTTTAATAAATGGTGCTAACATTGGATTACTTACAGTTTGTAGAAGCATTGTTAATCGCTGTGATCGAACTTCCTTTTGCATTACAGCAGCTACACCCTTGGGCTTAATTTCTAAATCTCCTATAATTTCTATATCTAAATCGTTAAATTGCATGTTCCACTGAAAGTAAGCTTCACCCATAGGCTTGAGTAAATAATCATCGATATTCTTAATTACAGTTTTGATAGATAAACCCGCAGACCCTAAGAGCATAGATAAACCCGACGCTGTTCTACCCGTGCCGGTTACACCTGTCTGACCGTGTACAATACTAGGAATACCTGTTTCTTCATCTGCTAACTGTCGAGCTACTTGGTACATCTGTAAGTTTTCAGGGGCTGTATTGGGGAATTTAATAGAATTTATAGCAGTACCAGTAACACCAGTCTGCCTTCTAAAGATTTTACCTGGATAAACTTCCATAGATTGCCCTGGTACAAGTTGTGCTTCATCTACATCGAATACTAAGTTTCCAGCAAGAGCTAGATTATCTATACCCATTCTCATATGTCCATTCATAAGAAGTTGGGCATCTTCCATATTTTCTGCTACTCCTACACCAAAAAATTGGTAAGGATTTAGCTCATAAGGAAATGCTTGATAAGGAATACGCATAGGAGTAAAAGGATTTACTACTGCTCTAACTATCATACCCGAACAGACCCATATATTCACCTGTACAGAAGTTAATTTAGATAAACTTTTAGGCATTTCCATACCTGCTTCTTCAGCTAGAGTAGAATCTAAAATACCCCAATACTCTAGAATTTCAAACCTATTACTATCATTCATAGGATCATTATCTGCACGAATAGTAGATTCAAAGTGTCTTTCTTCGTAGTTCGGGCCCATTTCTAAAGCTAGTTCAAGTTTCTCTTTATTAAAATACGGACGATTCATAAGATCACGAACTTGTTCTCGATTCATTCTATGCCGCTGAATTACATATTCGCAATCTTCTATACTTGTAGCACTAGGATCAGGATAAAAATCCCAACAACTAACTGCCTCTATTCGAGGTACGGTTTTTTCATAAGGATCGTACTCTTTACTATCACCAGTACCTTTCCAGCGGTGTACCTTTTTAGAATAGTTAAATGGACCCTTTACAATACCAGTACCTAGTAAACAACATTCAAAAATAGAATGTCGTAGAACATTCACAGCAGAAGTATCTAGAAGTTGGTCCATTATGACCTTTTCCATTTTTCTAGCTGTTTCAGCGGCTGGTTTTATTTGAGGTTGTCCAAGATAACCTGGACCTGGAACTAGATTATCCGATTGTCCAAAAGTAGTACTTAGACCTGCAAGCATAGGATTACCACCCTGCTGTTCAGTTGCAGTAGCTTCTAAAGCACCCGGTAAAAGTTCTTTACCATCTCCTTCAAAACCTTCTATACCAGCCTGTTGTTCTTGGGGCATTTGTAAATGAGCAAACTCTGCTACACCCTCTGGTACAGGAGTAGGTTCGATAGTCAGAGGAAATTTCTTATTTGCAAAAAGAATATCGGTTAATTGCCCATAAGCAGCCAGTACTTTTACTTTTGTAATCTTTAAAAATACTTTGGATTTTTCAGAAGCTCTGTATTGAGTAGAAGAATCTGTTATTCCTCGGTAGTTTTTATAAGAACTTAACCAGCGAATTTCATCTGATCGTTTACCTTCTTCAGCATCTGCAAATTTGCCTTTTATAACTCCTGCAAGATTAGATACATCTTCAGGATCTAACTCGATAGGTTGATCTAGCTCTATATCATTAGGGGGCATATGCCTTTTTCCTTATTATGAAAAGTCCCTTTGGAGCGAAAAATCACCATGCAAACGGTCGATAGAACCATCTACATGCCTACCGGCTTTCTTTTTGCCTGAGTGATCTGCAAATTGACTTTGATCGGGTTCTGCTAGAACTTTCTTTTCTAGCTTCATCCGGTACAAGTTTCCACTAGGAACATCACTTAGATCTCCCTGCTTAACTTTACCTTCGATATCTTTCTTTCCGGGGTAACGATAACCGTATGGCATTTTAATCTCCTTTATCCTGTTAATTTAGTCATTTGGTCTTCTAAAGACGCTAATGGTTCGCCTTTTTCTGTAACTGATCCAGCACCCCACAAATGTTCTAGTTTTTTAAGATAGAACCATAGTCCCGGTCCTTTTATAATTCCTTTTGGATCGGGATTTTCAGCAGGAACCGTTTTTGGTTTTGTAGTATCGTCTGATTGTATACCTAATCTTTGTCTTGCTTTTTCATTTTCTACTTCTAATCTTGCTGCTGCTCTTTGTCGTAACTTCTGTGCTAAAGGACTAGTTGCAGAGGGTTTTCCTGAAGGTTTAGGTTTTTTTCTAGGAATTGGAGGAATGTCAGGTACTTCAAGAATTTCTTCTTCTTCTTCTTCTGGATCTGGTCCTGGGGTATACCTACCTTCTGCAACAGAAGAAGGTTTTCTAAATTCTATTCTTGTTTTTCTAATAGGGTGTGCTTGGTTTCGTATATAATCAACAATATCCTTTACATTTTTATTTACACCTATTATACCTGGTTGTCTTATATCAAGCATTGAACGAACAACACCTTCATCAGGACTAGGAACCCTTGTATCTTCTATACCTCGCATTTGTTCTGGTAAAGATTTAAATTGCTGTGCTTCAGGATTTTCTATATATTCTTCATAAACTTGTTTAAGATCAGAAGCATCTACAATGGTAGAAGAGAAAGAATGAGGGAAAAAAGGTGATTGTTTATCTTCTTTACTACGCAAAAGTTTTAGAATAAATAAACCATTTGGTAATTCTTCTAAAAGGGGAATTTCTTGTAAGGTTGATGTTACTATTGGATTTTTACCTCCTCTCCACCCTGGTACGCTACCTGTTTCAAATGTTCCTGAAACATAACGAAGTACTTGTCTAAGCTGTTGAGAAAATCCTGTTTGTGCAACAATTCCTTGACTTTTCAGAAACTCTTTAATGAATCTTACACTACCATGAAAACCTATTGGACTAACTAAATTTACATCAAAAGTACCTTCTGTTGTTAATTGTTTACTTTCTTTGTAATAATCTTTAACACCAGATAAAAATTGTTCTACCTCATGGGGCATATAAGGTTGTCTACCCCTTCCCTGTCGTATATGATCTACTATAACAGACTTAACTAATCTTTCTAAATGTGGATATTTTTTTAAACTTATCTGCTTTTCTGAAGTAGAAAATTTACGAGTTTCTTGAAAAGCTTGACCAGAAGGTTCCATAGGTTCAGGTTCTGGATACAAATCAACAGAATCATTTATTTCTTCAAGATACTGTTTTATTTCATCTTGAATTCTAGTTTGTACTTCTTTACTAGAAAGATCTATTTTTTCTGGTAGTTTTTCTTGACTTTCACCTTGTACTTCCTGCGTATCCGGCAGATCTAGAGTGGAGCGACCTGTACGGTCCCGCCACTCATCGAAGGATTCCGTTACGTCTTTTGGAGTTGTACCCCACCTCCAGCGTTCCGGATCTCCAGGCGACAGTCGAGTGATACTCTGCCATTCAGGCTCTAACTCACGCCAGTCTGGGATTTCGTCATCAAGATAATATTCTGCAAACTCTCTGTTGAAAGTTTTAAGAACAGATCTAATTTTATTTCTTTTTGTCTTTTTATCCATTTAATACCCAAATATTGCATCTGCTATTTGTGCAGGTTGCTCTTTTATTCTACGAGAGAAACTTTCAAGATTATAGTTTAACCTTCTCATCATAACCATGTATCTAAGAGCATCATATGCATGATCTTCTGCTTTTGTATCTACATCCTCTGAATTAGTCTTCGATAAAGGTAACGTAGGTAAAGTTCTTATTAAGTTTGTACAGGTAGAAACTATTCTTAGTCTAGGTTGCCCGGTTATATCATCCATTTTTAATCTGCGGTGTACTTCTATCTTACCGGACATTCTATTTGAATCAGAAGGAACCCACCTAACCCCTCTAGTCATCATAGTTTCTGCTATACTCGGACCTAAACCCATCTTAGACCAGCAAGATTTATCTAGTACAGATATCTGCATGGGCGGATCGAAGGCTTCTAACTGTATAATTAAATCTGCTAGATCTTCACCAGTTAGACCTTTTTTGTATAATTCACGATAGATCCAAAGATTACTATCCCAATCTACTGCTGCCCAAAGCACACAAGAAGGAGAACTGAATCCATAGTCCGCTGCTCTTATTCTAGGCCAGTTAGTAGGTATTTCAAAAGGTTCTACAACATGTATAGTTCTATCGAACTCAAAGAAAGCAGCACCTTCTGCAACGTCCCAATCTCCCTCTAAAAGCCTTCTTCGTTCTACCTCGGGTAAAGAGAGAAGCATCGCTTCGTATTCACCCGAATGCATTAAGTACGGATTATCTGTTAGTCTAGCAGGAATGAACTTTCGTTGGAATAAAGGTTCATTTGCTCTAGCGTGAGAAGGTCCGTATTTTAAAGTTTTACCAGTATCTACATCCGTAGCCCAAAAGGGATCGTTTGGAATAGCAGGATCGATAAACATCTTCTTAATCCACCAACCACCCATTCCTCCTGGGTTTGCACTTGCTCTCATGTATGTTTCAATATCTGGATCGGTAGTTCTAAGTCTAGATCTAAGATAGTTCCACACATAAGGAGAGGGGTAGTGGCCTAGTTCATCTATACCTATCCAGGTAAAACTCTGGCCTTGGTATCTTGTAACATCCGAATCTTTATCTACATAAGAGAAAGTAGCAGTAGCACCTGAAGGAAAGGCCCAGGTAGATTTTGATTCTTTAAACTTAGCACCTGGAAAGGCTCGTGGATAGATTCTTCTAGATTGGTCTATAAGTTCGGTTAGTTCCCCTAAAGTACGTCTGAGTAGTAGAGCACGGTGATTAGGATTAGAAGCGAACCTAAGAAGATCAACCAACATTGCATAAGATTTTCCCCCTCCTGCTGCTCCTCCGTAGAGAACTTCTTTCTCTGGCGC